ACATATGTTCCGTTAATATTAAAACATTTACGTACAACACCTTCTTTAACAAATCCTGTGCCACTTAACAATCTTTCATTTCGTTCATAACCGTTACGACACAAAGCTGTCATTCTATTACAGCCTATTTGTTTAAATCCGTATTGGAACACATATTTTATACGATTTTTTGTACAAACTCTAGGGCTTTCTAACGCTAAATGTACCCAAATGTTATTTCCATCATAATCAGAAAATAAAAAACCACCTAAAACTTTGTCATCTTCTACAAATCCAATGTAAGAAAATTGATCACCTAGATCTGCTGATATGTAGGCATTTTTTTTTATATAGTCACCAACACGTTTTTTCCATTTGTCGTCTGTAACTACTTCAATCACTATGCGTTTATTTTTCTTTTTCTTCCGCCGCCTAAAACAGTTTTTTGTACATTAGCTTCGTCTTCTACACCTGCCGCACTAGACAAAATTGTAGATCCGCCATAACCAGAACCCATTAATTTTTGTCTATCAGCTTTTGTTGTGTCAACTGCTTCAGTTACAGTTTTAGGCTGTTCAACTACTTGAACAGGTGCGGCTTGTTTTGGTGATCCAAATACTGCTTTTGCTATTGATCTTACAAATCCACCCATTATTTACTCCTATATTATTGTTTTCTTTTTTGGTTTTAACATACCCATTTTTTGCATAGTACCATAAACGTATCTGTCTGTACGTTTTTTCCCGTAACCTTTTTTACGGGCTTGTTTCGCTAATTTTTTTTCAACTTCTTTTGGCATTATGCAAATACATTAAAATCGCTATCTGAATATAGTTGGGGTGGTTCATAATTTTTTATTCTTGCTTTTCTTAATGACATAACAGCATATCTCATTGCTGAAATTACGTCATCATTAGCAGGAACAATTTTACCATCCTTCCTATGATACATTCGCAATTCTTCTAACAGTTTATCTTGGTTTTTAAATATTTTCAATCTCTTTGTCTGCATTCTTGTAAGTATTTCCATAATACCTGCTTCAACACTATTACCACCCGATCCTTCTTTTTGACCCATACTTGGTGGATTACTAAAATGTTCTCTAGACATATTTACGCCTTCTTTACGATATTGTTCCGTTAAATTTTTACCAGAACCTTTATCAGCTTGTCTTCCATCCATAGGCCATATTACAGGTATCCATTGTCCTTTTGATTTTATTGCACTAGCGTGAATAGGCACAGTTTCTTGTCTTAATGAATAACTATCATAAACATAAACTATATCGCTATCTCTATCCCAAGTAACCCATACGGCGGCTGTTGGGTGATCCCATCCAAAGTCTAATCCACATATTCTAGGCCAATGCGTAGGTATTTCTATTGGATCACAAACAATATCTTCTTCTGCAATAGGAAAGACTAAACCAGATCCTAATTGTGGTATTCCTCTTTCACGCATTTTTCTTTCATGCGGTGGTAAGGCTTGTAATATTTGATCTCTAACTTCTTTTGTCATATGTGGTGCATCATCCCATCCCGCAGTAAATAATGCTTGTCCATCTTTTAGTTGGTTCATAAATTGTGCTACAGTTTCTGTCATTCCGCTTTCTGGTGTAAACGTCATGTACACAATTCCGCCTTTATCGGCTGTCCTTGTTAATGCTTGTGAATATATACTTGGTGGTGGTTCTTCATCTAGCCATATTACGTCTAGACTTTCCCCCATCCATTTTTCTTTACCCATTTCATACGCTTTAAAACCTATTCTAGAATTACCACCAGATTTATGTTTTACGACTACAGAGTTTAACGCATTTGGTACACCTGCTTTTCTTACAGTATCAACGATATATTTTAATGGTATAGATCCTGTACCTTTTTCAGATGGATCATCTGGTTGGCCGACAAGTTCTCTTTGGCAGACATCCCTAGTGGTTTCATTTGAAACTCCCCCAGCCCAAGCACGTATTGGTCTGTTAAATTTTCTGCCTTCCCACCACGTTGGGTATTGACCCGTCACATGGTACGCCATTTCCATAGCCCCGCAGAAAGACTTGCCGACCCTATTACCAGCCATTAACAATCGTTGTGCAGATTTATTACCATGAAATTTTTTTTGATATTCATAAGGTTCATAGTAATCCATCCGATTAGTTGCCTTACGGCGTTCTAATTCTTTTGCTATTTCTATTGCTCTTTCTAATGCGTTGCTATCCATTTTTTAATATATATTTTCTACGTAATTTTCGGGGTGTCATAAGCGCAAACAATTCTTTTTCAGTTCGTTCTAGTTTGTCATCAAAACCATAGTGTACTTTAGCAGTATTTTTAAACCTATCAACAAGAACATACCTATACACATAATTACCTTTTTTAAAATGTAATATTGTTTTTAAATCCTTAATAGGCTTTACCATATGCACAAATAACCTTTTTTTTGCACACATTCAAGCTATTAACTTTGGTTAATATATAGAAATCCCAATCGCTATGCGGAGTAATCCATATATAATTAGAAATGGAACGGTTTTGGGGGGTGGGGGTCATTTTTTGAACAAAACACGAACATCTGTTTGCTCTTATGTATGCCTGTGTACGTGTGAGGTGTATCAATAAGGGGAGTGTGACCTGTATCTTATAAGAACAAGACCCAACAACATGAGCATTGGCCTTACTTTGCTCTGTAATGCGTGTGTGTGTGGGTGTAGAACCTTTATTCTCGCACTTATCAAAGTATTTGAAGGATCATGGGTGTTATGTCGTACTATGTCTTTTATCTATCTCTGTAAGCAGATATGGAGGAATATGAGCCTAATTTATTGAGCCAGACCCATCATCCGTTCTAATGACTTGCAGAGAGCCTAGAAGGTTCTTTAGTTCCTCTTGGAGTTCAGCGTCAGTTTTCTTGCCTGTTATGTCCTCTACCTTGTGGACAGTTTGGTAGCCTGTTCTATCTAGTAATGAATTGATTGCGCCTAACTTAACGCTTGGACTTATCTTGTCTTCAGCGATTAAGGATTTTAGCTTATCTACGGCCATTGGAACAGCACCAGACAACAGCTTTCTAGTAGCGTCATCTATTTCGTTATGTAGCTTGTTTTTAAGTTCATAGCCCTGTTGCTCGGCAGTCTTTTCAGAGTATCCAGCCTTGATTGCGCTCTGTGTGGCGTTCCCTGTTTGGCTAAAGTACTCAATGAACCGTTTTTGTTGATCTGTCAATGTTCTAGTCATGTTCTACTTATTCTAAACTAAAGTAGTTGACAAGTAAATATAAATATATAAATTAACTTATGTTAACTAAAATGGAGAAAAGAAAATGATAAAAACAGGAAAACCAATAGAAGAAAAAGACATTGTTGTTAATACTGAAAGATTAAGCAATTTAGGTATTTTAGACAATGAAACAATAAAACAAGCCACGCAAATGCGTAAGGCTCATTTAAACCTTGCTAAACATTGTTTAGACAAGGGTTATTCTATTACCGTTCATTATGGTGATGGTGAAGGTTCAGAGGATTGTGAGTATTCAAAAGACTTCAATAAAATTAAAGAATGTGTTGAGGCTTGTGATGAGGCTTACATGAATATTTTTAACGAAGATAAAAAGCAGATTGGTTGGGCTTGGGTAATCTTCGGTAATGAAGATAATGAACTTGTTTCAGACTACAGCGCCAATAAATTCATGGATGAGTGGTTTGATAAGTTTCAAACAATGTATGAAAAAACGGAGTAAGCATATGATTAAAATGAGAATTAAAGGCATTTTGTACACGGGTAAAACCGTGTACGAATGTTTATGCAAGGCAGTAAGAGAGCCTATAGATATTCACGCTAAAATGGTGGATGTAAATAAAACAATACAAAAAAAACCTATAACTAAAATGGAGGAAAACACTTATGGGAACTAGAGCAGTATATTCGTTTATTGACGAAAAAGACACATTTCATGTTTATAAGCATTGGGATGGTTATCCAACAGGGGCAATAGAGTTTATTGATAACGCTTTGCCTTATGCTTGGCCTTTACCACGATTTGAGGCAATGGAGTTTAGCGCCTCGTTCATTGCGGGTAATAAATCTAAAAGCGGTGGTGATGTATATATTACAGACCATTGGTTAAATCATGGTGATCTAGAGTATCGTTATGAAATCAAATTAAAAGAAAATAAATTATGGATTAAGATATATGAGAAAAAATATCCGTCTGGAAAGTATGATTTATTTGATTTGGGATTTTTAGACGATCTAAAGAAAAAATACTTATCAGATGAGTATAAGGCTGTGGTTAATGGTTAGCCGTATTATAATGACTTGCGGGGGCTTTGCCCTCGCATTTCTTGGAACTATTATTTCTTTACATGGTTCAAGTTTTTATGGGTCAATAACTACAATAATAGGAATAATAATTTTTTTAAGTTCGTTAGAAAGGACGGCAAATGATAAATAAATTCATTAAAAAAAAGATCAAAGGTATTGAGATTGATGTTAGAAGTAAAAAATCTTTATATATTAAAATGGATGGTTGGACAGTTTATATTGATAATTCAACTAATGAACATATCATTGACCATTGGTATGATGATACGCCGACAGTTCATAATAGAAATATATTAACAACATCAAGGGAGTTAAAACAATGACACACAAATGCACAGGTTGGGCTATTGTTGCTACAATGGAAAGACCCGACAAAACTACATACACGGAAACTATCACAGATATAGATGATAGCACAGCATCTATAGTTGATGATTTTTTAACTGAATATTGTGAAATGAAAGAGGAAAGCAATGACAAAAAAATATAAAGTAGTTTTAAGTTATGATGTTCAGAGAACATTTATCATTGATGCTGATAATGAAGATGAGGCATATGATAAAGCATATAAAGGTCAAGGTGATATTGATAATGATGATTGGGAATACACAAATCATATAGAAACAAAGGAGGAAAACAATGACACAACTAACAAATGAACACTTTGAATTGCATGACGCAAACAAAGATAAAAAGTACCAAAAGACTAAAATGAAAAGTAGTCTTGTTCTTTTAAACTCAAATATAAATCAACTTATTAAATTAAAAGATGGTGGTGCTGATGACATTTATCAGGAATTAGATAAGATAACTGATAATTTGACAGATATATTTGTTGATCTTAAAATACAAACGGGGATAGATATATGATAATACTTGGCAGAACCAAAGCAGAATGGCGTCAATTCTTTGATGACAATAGAAGTTATTT